TATAGTGTCTACAGCTGAGTCAAAATCATACACCGCTGTGTCTAATCCACAATTATTGCTTATTCTATACCAACCCTCTCCAAATTGACAACATATCCCATCACCAAAAGCATCCATCATCACAAAATCATAATCACCAGAGGGCAAAAATACCATTTGGTTTTGTAAAGTGTTGTTTTGAAGAGGGAAGCTGGTGGCTACAATATTTGAATCACTAAGTATTTTCCAGGAGCTTTCTCCAGCGTATTGATCTGTTTGAACCTGAACATCAAGCCAACTTCCTTGAGATAAAAGAAACGTAGGCATAAAAAATAAAGCGGATAGTATATATCTCATCTTAATGATCTTGAATTAAGTGTAACCTCTATATTAAGTTTTGTAGGATGTGTAGCTGTAGTTGTTATAACAGAAGATTCAGTAACTTTTGTAGTCACTACAACAGGCTCTGTTATATCCATACTGCTTGTAGATGTATTTATTGTAATACTCATTACAGAAGAATACTAAAATCGTCTTTAACAATAAAGTTTCCAAAAAGTATTGTTCGAGCATTGCCTTCACCGTCAATAGTATCACTAGCGTCTACATATTGTATATCATATCTATGAGTTCCTGCTGGTAAATTAAATTTTAAATCAGCTGCTGAAGCCTCAAACCTAACTTTACCTGTAGCTGTCTCTGCTGTTGTGCTCTCGTCGTCTGTAAGTATTTGATCTGTAACAATGGTCGGAGGAGGCACTACCGTGTTAGTCCCCATTCTAATACCATTTTCTGCAGCAACTGCAAAATGAAATGTATCACCATGTAGGTTTAAAGGATTATCACTAGAATCTTTTAGTGTTAGTTCTAATTTAAAAGAATCACCACGCTTAACAGTGATGTCAAGTCTTTTTGATATGTCGAAATTTATCTTTGCCATTTTACATCATTTGCTGTGGCTCTGGTTCCTCACCCTGAGCTATTTGTGTGATCTTCATTTGATTTTCTGCATTATCCTCTTGACGTTGATCCTTTCTATCCTCCTTCATTATATCTAGCTTCTCTTTGAAATTTTGATCATCCTCTTTAAATCCAAGAGTAGCCTGAGCTCGTATTGTTTCAATCTCTTTATTGAACTCATGTCTCATCTGAGCTAGCTGCATTTCAAGCTGACCCTTCAACTGTATCTCTTGCTGGTCTATTTGAGCTTGCGCTTGCAATTCTTGCATACGAGCTGCTGAAGCTTGTTCTGCAGCCGCTGCAGCTTGTTGAGCTTGCTGTTGAGAATTCTGCATAGCCATCTGCTGCTGCTCCTGCATTCTCTTTTTTCTACGTATAATAAGCAACCTTTCTGCCTGATTAACATCCTTGATGTTTCTTATAGCCATGGCATCTTCTAAATCAATCTGTTGCTGCTGTATAGCCATCTGTATATTCATCTCCAGATATTCTTTATCCTTATCTTCCATCTCCTTAACAACATGCACCCCGAAGTTGTACATAGACAATTCCTTAAACGAAGTAAGTACATTCATGTTTTCTTCGCCTATAGCATTTGTATATATCTTGTATAGAACTGAATCCGATGGAAGTATCTGTAAGCATTTAACAACATCCTGACAAACCCTCTTAAACAACATCATTGATGCGTTTGTGATATCATATATTGCATTATTACCAGCATTGATTGCTTGCTGCTGAACACCTACAAGAGCATCACCTTTTGGTGTAGAAGCATCCATAGCCTCATTGATACCCGTCGTATCTCTAATAAGCTGCATGTAGTGATTATACAAACCTATGAGCTCATTTATGTTTCTTATAGTATTTCCTATCTCACGTATAGGTGGGTTTTGAAATCCTCCCTCTGGATTTTTACTTCTGTAATAGAAGACACCAGTCTGTTCGTATATATCATGTAGCTCTAGAGGTTGCAACTCACCGCCTTTACCTAACTGTACATTCTCTAAACCTTCAATATCTATAATTAAACCGTCTGGCTTAGCTTTAGCTATCGCTTGCTGTATCTTTAGATGTGTAAGCTGTAGCATATCTGCAAATCCAGAACAACTCTCTACCATAGATTTAGGTATCATTCTTCTGATATTGGTAGCTGCTACAGAATACGAAAGTCTGCATTTTGATATATCGTGAATGTTCTTTGGTACATTCTTAGATCTACCGTAATTAAAAAGCTTGTCAGCCTCCAAGATGTAGCAGCCTCCATAAACAACAGCCATCTCCATCTTGTGAGGAGTCCTCTCGAAGACACTACCAGACTTTTCTTTATAAGAAAAACCTTTGTAGTAAAATCCGTTATTACCGTGTCTACTTTCTTTTTCTTCAAAAAACATGGTGTCTACAGATATAAACTCAAAATCTAAAACATCAACCATATACTCGTCATAACCATAGTTTGTTCTGTTGAGGCGGTCGTCGTAGTGTTGTAGAGACATCTTGTTTGCATCGTTGCCTCTTTTATTCTTAACCTTATCTGCTATTTCTTTGTATTGCTCTTCGGTAAAAGACCCAGCTGACATTCTCTTCAACTCCTGAATAGACATTCTCTTTACACTTCCTGCATATACTAAATCCTCAAAATTTGGATCTTCCGTGTAGCTATGTATAAAAGAAGCTGGATCTACATACTCTATCGATATGCCTTGGTTAGGATCATTCCTTCTTTTAACAACACCCATGCCAAGTGTAACTATATCGTTAACAGCTCTTCTATATGTGGTATCAGAAAAGTTACTCCAGGATAATGTCATGTTTGTCCCGACCTGAGCAGCTATCTCAGCATCAGTCTTAATGTTAGTATCCATAAATATTTCAGCCTCCTCTAACGTGTCTGGTATATTATCTGGATCCATATCCAGAACAACACCTGTTTTTTCTTTCAAAGACTTCAATAACTCTTTTGCCTCCACTTGCATTCTCATCTTATCCTTTCTCTTATTCTTCTCAGAAGATGATAATGGATCTATAGATTCTAAATTTGGGTATGGATCTCTTGCTAAAGTTTTGTTTACGACTACTTTTACAAATTTTGGGAGTATAGGTACTGGAGTGTAATCTAAATTTAAAAGACTTCCGTCACCCTTGTTTGGTGATAAAGAATTTAAAAGCTGCTTATATATAGTTGTATCCTGAGTACCGTTAGAATAATCTCTGTTTCTATCAAACAATTTGTTTCTTCTAGCATACAGAGAAGACACCTCGTTCATTTCGCCCCACTGAGCGTGAATAGCCTTTGCGTACTGTAGTCCGTATGCATCAGACTCTTTGGTTTGTTGATCCGCTAACGGATCGGGAAAACCGTTCTTTTTATTTACGTTATTTTGTCCGTACATATTATGCAAATATAGTAAATCATCCAGTTACCTTATATCTCCTAAAAAACTGCTTTTCAGTAAAGTTACTTTTAGGCTTTGGCTTGCTTTTTTGAGCAGCCAACAAAGCTAATCCAGAGCTTATCGTTAAGTCAAATTTTGTTCTTTTGTCTATCTTAAATCCTATCCAATCCTCAAGTGTATCATTGAAGTACATATTCCCTATATTTCCTGTTTCATAGTTTACACCAACGTGTTCATGTATATACGATTCTATTGCTTGAGCATGTGATTGTATTACGTCTTGAGAGTTTGATGGTATACCTTTAGTTTTTACAGAAACAGTCTTTGTGCTACCTTTTAAATGTTGAGGCCTATCCATAAGATATCCGTCGTAACCTCTTGATTCAAAGTGCCTTGCTATACCATACTTGTTGTTTTCTATTAGTATAGGGTACCCATAGAAAAATGCACACATCAAAACATCCTCATAAAATATTTTTGCAAGATCTGGACGGGATGCATACTCAACAACAAACATATTTGATGGATTCTCCATATGGAATTTATTGTAAAGATGCAAGGCACCTTTTG